GTTAGTTCCGACGTCCCGCTTTCTCTATTGAGAACAGCTGGCCATCATGTGACTGTTAGCGCGATTGGTCAAAAGGGCCCCTACCCCAGCACCTATGCCAAGCCGGCCTGTCACATAGATTCTGTCACGCGTAGATTGTGACAAGCAAATGTGACACGTGGCCAACAGCGAGCTGCTATCTATTCGTGATGCTGCGGCAGTGCTGGGGCTAACGAGCAGGAATCAGGTTTACAGGGCGATCGAGAACGGCTTCCTTCAAGAGGTGCGGGTAAACGGCGTGCGCCACGTGCCACGGGAAGGGCTCCATGAGGCGTGGGCGAAGGTGCCCAAGACAAAGAGCAAGCATGGCAGCCGCAAGGCGCCCGTAGAGGCGGCACAGAAGCCGCTACGGCCGGCGAAGGAACGAATGGCAGCGAAGACGGACGCGGCCCAGTCCGAGAGGCGCCCTGCTGACCCTGATGGCGAGACCCCAGACTTCAACACCGAAAGAGCCTGGACCGAATACGAAAAGAAACTCAAGCTGCAGGTAGAGCGCGAGCTGTTGGAGGGAAAGCTGGTTTACCGCGAAGACATAGAGCAGGCACAGAAGGCGGTGGCATTGACGCTGCAGAGCCAAGCGTTGAGCTTGCCACAGCAAATCAAAAACCAGATTCCGCATCTTACGGTTGAAGAACAGGATATTATTTCAAAGCTGGTAAATCAGTTTCTGCAGAACGTAGCGGACTGGGAATTTGCTGATCAGGAGGTAGAGGGATGATCTGCCGCGATCGGATCAGCATGGCGCGGAGCCTGGCGGAATGCTTCAGGCCACGGCCGATGCTGAGCGGCGTTGAGTATGCAGACACGCACGGTCACGTTACCGGTAACGCAGCGAGCAAAGGCAAGTGGACGACTAGGCCCTATCAGCGTGATTGGTTCTACGGGTTCACCAGCCCGTACGTGGAGGTTGAGGTTTGCATGAAGTCGGCACGTGTGGGCTGGTCTGAATGCGTGAAGATCGGCGCGGTGCAGTATTACTCGCACTGGAAGCCAAGTAAGATAATGATTGTGCAGCCGGTCAAGAATGACGCGGAAGAATACAGCAAGGAAGATATTTCAGATCTGTTCAGGGATTCGCCATGCTTGCAAGGATTGCTAACCGAGTCGAAAGCCAGGGGAACGGCAACAAATACTATCCTGCTCAAAAAGCTAACCAATGGCGGCCTGATCGATATTGTCAGCGCTGCAAGCGGTAAGGGTTTCAGACGTAAAGAACGGACGGTGGTGATCTTTGAAGAGCCGTCAGCGTATGACGCGATCGATGAAGGCGATCAGATCAAGCTAGGGATGAATCGATCCGCCACTACCTGGAACCGCAAGACAATCATTGGCGGTACGCCAATCTACCCTGACGACAAAACGCACCAATGGTTCAAGAAAGGTGATCAGCAGTACCGGTATTTGCCATGCCCGCATTGCGGCCAGTATCAGATATTGCGATGGGAGCAGATGCGCAAAGAAGGCGATGATGCCGGTAAGTATGAATGCGAGAACTGCCACGATCTGATCGGCTATGCCAGGCTGCGTTGGATGGATGAGCATGGCGGCTGGGCCTGCCCACTAGGGCTCGACCGTAGCCAGCAGATCCTGAAGGATGGTTACCCCCGCGTCAGAAGTCGGCATATCTGGGCAGCGTATAGCTACCACGCTGGCGCTGAGTGGGGAAATTTGGTAAGCGAGTATCAGGAAGCGCTGGAGATGATGCGCAAAGGTGATACCGACTCAATGCAGACATTCCATAACACGGTGCTGGGCGTGCCATGGGAAGACACGATCACCGGAAAGCTGAATGTAGAAGGGCTGTCACAGCGCCGGCAGGACGCAACAGCAGGAAATGGGTATCCAGCAGATGTGGTGCCCAATGGCGTGCTGGTGCTGACCGCTGGCGTTGACGTGCAGGGCGGCGGCGGCGCGATAGCCGAAAGGCTGGTCGTGACGATATGGGGATGGGGCCGTGGCGAGGAAGGTTGGCACGTGGGGCATTTTGAAATCGACGGCGACCCGCAGCAGCTGGAAACTTTGAATCAGCTGGATGCAGTACTGGAAACCAAATGGAAGCGGGAGGATGGCTCAGAGCTGCAGATTGCGCTAGGCGGCATTGATGATGGTGGCTATGCCACGCATGAGGTGCGGGACTGGTGCCGTACAAGGGTCGGCAGATGGGTGCCGATGAAGGGATCAGAAAGCAAGGGTAAACCGCTGATCGGCAAGGGTGTGCCAGTCAATATCAACCGAAAGAATCAGAGCGTGATCAAAAAAGGCGTGCTGATGTATCCGGTGGGGTATGAAACGAGTATTCAGCACCTGCAAGGCCGGTTGCGGCAGGAAAAACCCGGCCCTGGGTATCTGCACTTTGGCGAGGCGTCTACGGATCAGTTTCTGGCTGAGTTGTTCCCGTGGAAGAAGATGCCGAAGAAAGGCGCCGGCAAGCGGGAGTACAAATGGGACAAGCCGACCGGCAGCAGGGATGAGGCCGGCGACTGCACCCGGATGGCCTACGCCGCCCTCCAGCTAGTAAGCCGCCGCTACAACCGTCAAACCATGTGGAGCCAACTTGAAGCGCAGCTGGCGGCCTCCGTAGCCTTAAACCAGGGAACGGCGCGGCCAACGGTGCGACGCCGCAACTTCAGCCTGAAGTATTGAGGAATGAACCCAGCCGATCTCTACCAAGGCGACCGGGTGACGTGGCTGGAGACCAGCGCTCCAGCTGAGGCCACTGCCCTCAAGGTCTGGCTGCGCAGCACCACCGCAGGTGCCGGGCTTGAGCTCAATGGCACGGCTGCCGATGAGGGATGGGAGGTGGTGATCAGCCAACAGGCCACCACCACCATGACGCCCGGCGCGTGGGAACTGCAGGTTGTCGCAACGGTTGACGGTGCGCCTGTGACCGTGCGGCGCGGCAGCCTGACAGCGCGGCGCGGCCTGGCTTTCACTGGTACGCCAGGGACGTTTGACGACCGCAGCCAGGCGGAACGCGACCTCGACGCGGTGGAAGAGGCAATCCGCGCCCTGACTACCGGCGCACAGGAGTACCAGATCGGCAGCCTGGGCAACGGTGGCCGGAGGGTGGTCCGAGCCGACCTGGCGGAGCTGATCAAATGGCGTGATCGGCTCGCCGCGCAGGTGGCCCAGGAGAAGCGAGCCCAGGCGCTGGCGAGTGGCACCACCACTAGCCGCAAAATCCGCGTTGCCTTCCGATGAGCATGTTCAGCCGCGCCCGGCGATTGATGAACCGCATTTGGCAGGCCGGCCCGGGCCCTCGCGCCAGGCGGCTGCGGGCGCACGGGCTATCCCAGCACCTAGGCGGTCGGCTGCTGGGCGATATGCCAGCGGTCTACCTCGATCCGCAAGCAATGCTGCGCGGCGGGCTGAAGGAGATTCGGGCGAAGAGCCGCTATCAGGCGCTGCTGAATCCCTACGCCAGGCGTGCGATTCGGAGCCTGCAGATCAACATCGTTGGCGCCCGTGGCGTGCAGATGCGCGGGCAGATCCCCCTAGGCGGCCGGAGCAACCCCGCTGCCGGGCGAGCTCGCGCAGAGTCTGCCCAGCAGATTGCGGCGCTGCTCTCCCGTGGCCGCACCGGCGGAGAGCTTGACGCGGCGCTGGATCGGCTGATCCTGGCGCAGACCGCAATCGAGCGGGACGAAGAACGAAACCAGATCCTGGAGGCGAAGTGGCGGCAGTTCTGCAAACCTGACAACTTTGACCTGTCCGGGCGCTACTCGTTCCACCAGTACGAGCTGATGATCGCCGGTGCCTTTGGCTCCCATGGCGGAGCGATGGTGCGGATCATCCGCGAATCGGCCACAGGCAACCCGAACGCTGAGCAGCTGTGCTTCGAGCTGCTGAGCACTGACCAGCTGGATGAGGACTACAGCGGAGGGTCCGACCGACCTGGCCACTTCTGGCGGATGGGCGTTGAGACCAACGACCGCCGGGGAGGCCGGGTGACGCGCTATGCGGTGCTGCGCCGGCACCCCGGAAACATGGATCCTGGCGATCCGCGAAGCATGGAGCCGAAGCACATCTTCGTGGATGCGCAAGACCTGATCCACATCTTCATCCCGGAGGAAATCGGCCAACTGCGTGAGATCCCCCACCTGGCGCCGGTACTGACCACGATCCACAACCTGAATGAATACGAGAAAAGCCACTGGACCCGCAAGAGAATTGCGAACAACATCCTGGGATTCATCGAGAAGAAGCAGCCCGATGATGCGCCCCCCAACTCATCCTTGGTTGACGAAAAATCCCAGGCCACCGGCGAGGTGCTGTCGAACTCATCGCCTGGCGAGTGGATTGAGCTGTTCCCCGATGAGCACCCCGTGCCACCCCAGCTGGGCCCGGACGAC